ACGGATCATCTATAATTTCTTTATAACGGTGATACTCGGCTTCAATCAGACTCTTACTTCCAGGAATCTGTAACGTCGGACCAAAGAAAACAAAAGGCATACACCATGCACTACCAAACCAAAAACATCTGAAATTAGACCAGTCTTTATATCCTTGATCACTAAATTTATGATGAGAAAAGTGCAACAGTGTCAATGACCGAATAGGCCCATGACACTGATCAACTGCTGTGAAAAAGGTAAGAACTTTATAAGTCCACGAATTAACGTCGACATCGATCATGCCGTGCGAAACTGCCCTGTGTGCAAATGTTTCGTTCATAGTAACTGTGTAATAAGTTGCCAGTATTAACCAGTACCATTGATTTGAAAAATCTTGCCAAGTCGAAATGAATTCCATGCAACCCAAAATTAACATTGTTGATGTTAGCAATGTAAAAACATATTGGGCAGGTCGAGACGGTATGTGTATTAGTTTCATAAATTTTGTTACTTAGGTAATTTATATTTAGGTAAATTCATAACGTCGACAATGTCGGTTATTTGTTCTTTATATTGAGAAATATACGGTTCTTGTCTATAAGGCATGTAAGGCTTATCTAGAATGTCATCGTAATCGTACTGGAATCGCAATGCCATTCTGTTCTCAATCCCACCTAAGCGACGATGTTGAGTGATAGAATTATCAAATAAACACAAATCATTGTCGTTTTTATACCAATGGTCGTACATATATTCTTCAACAAACAACTCTTTGGTAATTCTTGCGAGCATTTTATCCGACTCTTCTTGGCTCATTCCTTTGATGCGGTCAATTGTGTTTACGCTGTAATGTAAACCAGTAATGCCACCTGGACTGTTAATTACCAAAGGAATCTCGACCCCGTCAACTGGACACATGTTTCGAAACATGAACTCGTCTTGTTCTGGTCGTAAACCTGGGTTAATCTTTCCTGGGGTGAACTTATGAAGAATAACCATTTCGTCTAGTTCGCTGCGGAAACTTTCGCTTTGCTTTTCGTACCAATCAGTTGTGGTCATAAATCCTGTGGCACTTCCAACCATACCTTCTTGGCCATACAACGAAACAGCAGGTGTGAATGTCAAGTTTCCTGATTCGTTACTGTGCCACAGTAATTCCCCTTCAGCAAACATACCCAATGGATTCCCATCTGCATCTTTTTTGCCGGTTACTTTTAATAAAGCAGTGGATTCATTTTTTTCGTATAATACCATGTTGCCGACATTTTCTAAATACGATTTATCCACGTCGTCGATGTGTGGTAACATAGTACCGACGATTGCGTCGCGATGCCAAGTGTCCTTGCGCTCGTTATATTTTTTGTTTAAATGGTAATCCATTAGCATTCTAGGGTAACCCCATTTCAGCATACGATTTCGATACTGAACAGGTGTCATCTCAACGTTGCGCACAATAGTAACTAAACTTTGCAGATGTATTTTTCCAATTTCCATCCATTCGTCATAGGATAGATTGGCAAAGTCAACGTCGTCGATAAAGACCCCGAATCGGCCTAAGCCGGGGATTTTTGATACTTTCATATTAGTCCTTGGGTTATAAATTATATTTATAATGTATTTATAATGTAAGAACATCAGCCGACTTATTTTTTAAATTTGTCTACCTTTTGCAAACTGTCTTTACGCATTAAAACTTTACGAAAGCTGTTTGGTTTGTGGACTTGTAAATAGGTTACTCCGTCGATTTGGCGGCTACCTTTTTGTATATCATCACATATCCATTGTTCTTTGTTGATCGGATTAACGAAAAATAGTTGTTGCATAGTGATTCCTGAGATTTTGGTGCCTTCGTAAAGAATCGAACTTCAATTCCCGGCTTCGTAGACCAGTGTATTATCCATTATACGACGAAGGCAAAATTGGGCGGGACCTTGGGACTTGTACCCCTGTTCTTTTCTAGGACGCTCCGCTCCCATAGAGCCCGTCGAACAGTTTTCTTTCTGCAGGAAACTTGGTGGAGGCCGAGGAAATCGAATCCTTCTAGTCATCTTCCTTGCAAGGGAAGACCGCAGCCCACTGCTGCCCCCAAATAGGTTTTTGAGCGCCCGCCTATCTTTCTCAAGGACTCAACGGATTGTCTCGTATGGGAGAGTTTAACGACCTTGTGTTGCTACTGGTGTGTCAGTCTCAAGAATAGGGACCTAGCGCACAAGGGACTCAATCCCCACGTCTATCTCAAAAATTGGTGCGGGGTAAGGGAGTTGAACCCTTGACTAAACGTTGGCAACGTTTGATTTTACCGTTAAACTAACCACGCATTGTTTGGTGCCGAAGAATGGATTTGAACCAGTGACACACGGATTTTCAATCCGCTGCTCTACCAACTGAGCTACATCGGCAATTGTTTGGAGGAGGGATGGTAGAATCGAACTCCAACCGCTTTCGCAGTCCATCTGTTTTCAAGACAGTGCAGGGCCCAGCCCTGATAACCCTCCAGTATTCTAAAACATATTAGTTGCTTGCTAGCACCTGTTTCCGTCAAAAGTAGACAGGCAGATTCGTCTAACATGCTTTAGAATACCCCCTATTGCTAAGGGATATGTTAGGGTCGATACCCTAACCAGGAGTCTTACTAATGTGTTATCGCCACACGTTCATGTATCCTGTCCGCCCGTTTGCTACTGTTTAGAGTGTGTAGCCTAGTCCTCGTTACTAGATTTTAACACTATTCTTTATGCGTAAAGTTTACGTTCCTCTGCGACTTTCGTCTTGAGTTGCATACGCTCTGCACGTTCCAATTTGTCACGGAATACTTGCTTTCGCTGTTCCTCTGACAAAGTGTTCTGTGTGAGCCACTTTACATCATTAAAATTCTGTTTAACTGTCTTCGTCATTTTAACCTTTACAAAACAAAAAACCCTAGGGTTTTAATCCTAGGGTCCTTCAGTTTGTAGTGTGTGCTGCTTATTAAGCGTATCCACTACCCTCCTGGGACCCTAAACTAATCTCCGGTGTGCGATCATTCGTATTCATACTAAACGACAACGCTGACCAATAGGCTACTGAGCCTAACGCAGACTGCTGTTGTTTAAGTGAATGTTGAATAATGTTTTGCATCATGTACCTATTGTATTTTATTTATCATTCTGTGTCAACCACTGAATGTAATTTTATTTACCTTTTTCTTTTAAAACTTTCGTTTTAGTGATTCCTTGTCAAGGATGACCAAGTCATCCACTCTTTAAACGCATTATACACGGCTTCTGCTTCTTTGTCATCCTGGGGTACTTTAACACCCCTGACCCAAAAGCCATCACCGCTGATCTTCAGCACAGGCTCTTCTAAAGCGTTACCTGCATGGAACACCACGCTTCCGGGCTCTGCGTCAGCTAGTTTATACTGCGTCATGAGTGTATTGTATAGCAGTTGTCTTTACGTGTCAAGCGTTATTTGCCTAAATCGTAATGCTTGCTGTACATAGGTAAAAAGCCCTTGGTCATGTCAGCTGGATCTTTTTTCCATTTGTCTGGAAATTGCTTCCAGATTTCAGCAAGACCTGTTTTCCATGCATACTTAGCAGGGTCGGAATCTGGTAGCGCATAGAACCATGAATCACGTGGGGTAAACAATAAACTTGGTGCCTTTACTTGATAAGGGACCGGATACCATCCTGGATAGATCAGGCTATGTATTGCATTCGTGGTTAAACACTTATCCAAAATTTGAATCTGAGTTGTGTCAGATGTCCACATGTCACTGTCTGCCGGAAGATGTTTGATAAACTTCTTCAGTACATGTGCTTGTTTGATCACAATCTTAGGAGCATCCGGGGTCCAATAGAACAGCTCATCAAACTCCCACGGACGGTTCAACATTTGCATATTAGGAGTAACCGCAGTGTCAACTAAATCTACAAATCGAAAATAATAGTGATCTTTAACTTTGAGTAGCCTGGGCTTATCAATACCGTGAATAAAGCACACCCGCTTGCCTGCAGAGATCATGTCTGCCCATTCTTTTACTTTGAGCTTGATGTCTTGTCGACTAACGTTATTGGGGCCCAAGTATCCATTCATTTGATAAATCCAGTCAAACTTGGTGTCTTTTTGACTAAAATGATCCATCATCATTTGTGACAAATCAACAAAGCGATGCTTTAAGTCTGGTTGGTATTGTCTTGCACGTTCTACCTTGACTGTTGCTACATTGTAGATTTCAGCATTGAGCCAGGTCATCTTGTCCTTAGTGGCATCAATATTAACCATGCTAGCCACTTCGTCAATCTTGATGTCGTTTAAGATAAAACTGTTTAGGATATTGTTAGAATCTGCACCACCGCTAAACCAAAGCACAATGTAATCATACTTGTCACGGATTTGCTGGGCACGTTGACGATACAGTTCTTCTAGAGATTCAGCAGGTTCCGTTTTCCAATCGTAGCTGCTGTACACCGCTTCGTTGAAATTCCAACGCATTGGTTGGCCAACACGTTCGTGAGCATACGCTGCTTCTAGCTTGCTGTAGAATTTAAGATCGCCAACTTGGTAGTAACCAAAATCTTCTTGATTAGAATTTGTTGTATTCATTTACACCTGTACTTACATATTCAGCTGGCCCTAGATCGTAAAACGGGCTCAAGAATCCCACAAAGCCTACCGGGCGTCCCAACTCTTTGTTGAAATACTTTGTGTCAATATTGTTAACCAGCAAATCTAGCCCCGCTTGCCACACGCGGAATGCTTCTGTGTCCTTGAAGTTTGTGTAGAACCAAAAGTCCATTTCATTATAGAAGCTGTTGGTAGGCTTGACTGTTTGGAATGTAGCAGGGTTATAGTCCGGGTAGATTAACGGCTTAACCATTTGCTCATACGCAGTACGATGCGCAATGGAATGATTAGGCCAGCGCACCAGGTATTGCAAGAATGTATTTTGCGGGAGACTGAACCAAGCTTTAATGATATGCGCTTGTGCATGTACAATTTCCGGCATGTCGGGCGTCCAGTAAAAGTACTCGTTAGTGATGTTTGTGTATTCGTAGACTACGCTGTTGCTGTGATTGGCTTGCAAGTCCATGAAGTACACGTTCCAGCGTCCGTCTCGGATACACATCTTAGG